AGCGGCAGGAAGTTGCCAAGTGGAAGAACATCCTTGACGAATGGAAGGAATACCGGGAAAAGGGGGGGCCTAAGAAGGAGCGGGACGAAGAGTTTGTTGATTATATCAGTAAGAAGTACCCGGAGTTCCACTTTTCAGTCCGGATTCTCCAGAGACAGGCGCAGGCGCTGCGGGAGAAGGGGGAGGCGGCGCTGATCGACAGGAGGGGCAAGCATAAGAACCACCATAGGGCGATCCCGCCGGAGGTATTTGATATCTTCAGCAGCTATTATCTGGATGAGTCCCAGAAAACGGTTGCCAAGTGTATGCGGATGACGGAGACGTGGATCAGGCACGAAGGGAAGGAAGCAGAATACCTGCCGCTGGCGGCGAGCAATACCTTTACCCGTGAGATTATGCGGAGCATCCCACCTGCGGTAGTAGTCTACTGCAGGCAGGGAGAAAAGGCGCTGAAGGACAAGATGCTGCCGTTTATCCGCAGGAAATACGATGAAGCAGACTTTTACAGCAACGACATCTGGGTCTGTGATAACCACACCTTTGATGTATTTGTCAACGATGGGGAGCATAAAAAGCCGGTGCGCGTATACCTTACCGCTTTTCAGGATGTCCGGAGCAGGAAGTTTATGGGTTGGTATGTGACCATGAACCCATGCTCAGATGCCACACTGATCGCCCTGCGGCGCGGGATCGAAAAGTATGGGATTCCGAAGCAGATCCTTTCGGATAACGGCCGCGAGTTCCTGACCTTTGACATCGGCGGCAGGGGCTTCCGGAAAGCGGCGGCTACCACGGAACACGAAGCGCCGACGATCCTGGACAACTTAGGCATTGAGTTTCGGACTGCGATGGTACGGAACGCACGGGCAAAGATCATTGAAAGGGCATTCCGGGACGTAAAGGAAGATTTTTCCCGGATGTTCGAGGGGTACACGGGCGGAACGATCATGGAACGTCCGGAACGCCTGAAAAAGACCGGGAAGGATGCGGAAAACTTCACAATGTTGCCGGAGTTTGTGCAATTTGTTGATAAGTACATAGAAGGCATTTTTAACAAACACAAGCACAACGGCGTCGGGATGCGCGAAAGGAATCCGGACCAGGTATATGCGGACTGTCTGGTGGAGAAGCGGGTGGCGACCACAGACCAGTTAAACCTGATGATGCTGCGGAATACCCGGATGCAGAAGGTCGGGCGGGAAGGGGTATTTTTGAAGCTGCATGGGCAGAAAATCCCGTACAACAGCCAGGAACTGAACTTTTACCATTTTGGGGAAAAGGTTTATCTGCGGTATGATCCGGACAACCTGCAGGAAGTGCGTGTATACGATGAGCAGGACAGGTTCCTTTGCACGGCGGCGCAGGTGGCATCCTTAAGCTACTTTGCGAAGAAGGAAGAGGTGGCGGCTGCCATGAAGGAGCAGCGGAAATACGAGCGCACGGTAAAGGAATGGAAAGAGCAGAACGTGAAGCAGGCACAGAACGAACTGGAGCTGTTGATGTGGGAAGCAGAACAGAACCAAGAAGAAGGCGGCGAACAGCCGAACGCAAAGATCATCGAGCTGAAGCAGGCGCAGGAAAAACGGCTGGCGCAGGCTGTTGGCGGCGAGCAGGCAGAATCAATCGACTACACGGACGCAGTCAGACGGCTGCGTGAAGCAAAAGAAGGATAAGGAGATAGGATAATGGAAGAACTCACGATGACTTATGAACAGGCAGTTGCATTTTTAAAAAAGTACATGGAGGAGAACGGCAGGAAGCAGGTGGAGGTTGCCGCGGAGCTGGGCGTTTCAGGTGGACTGGTCAGCAGCTTTCTCGCGGGGACGTATAAAACGCCCCACGCCATCATCCCGAAGGTACAGGAGCTGGCAAAGATCCATGAAAAGAAAGCGGTCACACCGAAGGAGCCGGATTTTGTGGAAACTTCCGTCAGCCGTACCGTGACGAACGCGATTGCATACGCGCACCTGCGTGGGACGGTGGCCGTGGTATACGGGGACGCCGGGGTGGGAAAGACCTTTGCGGTGCGCGAGTACATGAAGCGCAACAGCCTTGCGCTGGGCATTACGATTTCCCCGACCTATGCCAGCGTGACTGGGGTAAACGAACTGATCGCGGAGCAACTGGGCGTCCGGGAGCGGGGTGACCGGAAGATCACCCGCGAGATCGTCGCAAAGCTGCGCAACAGCGGCAGGGTGCTGGTGATCGACGAGGCGCAGCATCTGACTGTGCGGGCGCTGAACCACCTGCGCTGCGTGTCAGATGAATCCGGCATCGGGATTGCGCTGGTCGGGAATGAAGAGATCTACAGCAAACTGCGGGGAAGCGGGAAGGCAGACTTCGCTCAGCTGTTTTCCCGTGTCGGCATGCGTAAGCAGGTGCTGACGAACAGCCTGACGGCGGAGGACATCCGGAACATCTTCGGGCCTTATGGGCTGGATGAAGGGGCGCTGGGGCTGCTGTCCGGGATTGCACACACCAACTATGGGCTGCGCGGTGCGGTAAATGTGTTTGTAAACACGGCGGCAGTGTATGGGAAGATCGACAAAGCCGGGATCGTAAAAGTAATGAGGGATATGAACATCGGAGCATAGGGGCCTTGTGCCCCTGTCTAATGCAGCCCCCGTAAGGGGACGGTCGCAAGCCCGTGGAAATGCAGAGCGGACAGGAAGGATGGTGGACATGAAGAAAAGGATTGCGGCGGTATGCGCCGCCCTGATGCTTGCAGTGCCGGTACAGGCACAGGCAATGGCCGACAGCGAGGTGTATGCGCTTGCGGAAGAGATCGGCGGGGCTTATGGCATCTGCCCGGAGCTCCTGCAGGCGATCGCATGGCATGAGAGCCGGTACGAGGAGAATGCCAGCAACGGAGGCTGTGAGGGGCTTATGCAGGTATCGGAAAAATGGCACCGGGACAGGATGAAGGAGCTGGGTGTCACAGATCTGTATGACCCAAGACAGAACATGACTGTGGCTGCCGATTATCTGGCGGAGCTGTTTGAGGAGTACGGGGAACCAGGGATGGTTCTGATGAAGTATAACGGGGACAGCACTTCAGTCGCCCGTTATGGGAAACTGGGATATGGGATGTCCGAATATGCGGAGGGCGTCCTGCAGATGTCCGCCCAGATGGAGCGGAAACATGGAAAGTGAGGAAGAAAAATGGCAAGGAAAAGGATGGAGGATCCGTCCCTAAAAAGCTGGGACGAAGTAAATGCGGCATTAAAGCTGATCCGCGACAATGAGATCGAACTGGAACTGATCGAGGCAGACATGGGAAAAAAGATCGCGGACATCAAGGAGCAGGCGGCGGAGCAGGCTGTGCCGTACCGGGATGACATCAAGAAGCTGGAGCTGCAGGTCAAGGAGTTTGTGACGCTGAACAAGGCGGAGCTAAAGGGCAAGAGCCGGGAAATGGACTTCGGTAAAGTAGGATTCCGGATGTCCACGAAGCTGATGCTCCCGAAGCAGGTCGAAAAAGTGATCAAGACCCTGAAAAAGTACGGGATGGGGGACTGCATCACGGTAAAGGAAAGCGTAAACAAGGATATCTTAAAGACCTATGATGAGAAGACGATCCTTTCAGTCGGCGGAACCCTGAAAAAGGAGGATACCTTCTGGTATGAAACAAACCGGGAGGAACTCTCTGATCCGGCAGAATAGGAGGGCGTCATGAATAAGGTCACAACGGCACAGCAGCGGAAGATCCATGCACTGGCACGGGAACTTGGGATGGACGACGATCTGCTGCATGAATATGTCAGCATGCTGACGGAAAAGCAGAGCCTGAAGGACCTGACGGTCATGGAGGCAGTGAAGGTGATCGACGCCATGGAAGGGAAAAAGGGCTATGCGGCAGGCGACCGGATCAGCTGGAGGCAGGAACGCTACATAGAATGCCTAATGGCACAGCTTGAATGGGTCTTAGAGGACGGGAAGCCGGATAAGAAGCGTCTGGATGGATTTGTGAAAAAACAGTATGGGCTGGACGATTCCCGCTGGATGACCAGAAAGACCGCCAGCCGTGTCATTGAAGGATTGAAGGCGTTAGCCGCCAGAAAGAGGTCGGAGACGTCAAAGTAGCGGCATCGCCGGGAAGGAGGTTTTGATGGCAAAAAAGAATGAAGAACTGACGCTGGATGACCTCCAGGAACAGCACCGGCAGTATGCGGAGGTCATTGGGATCGACAACCTGTTAAGGCTGTCGGATACTTACGGGGGGACGAGCATCTACATCCCGCAGCGGCGTGAACTGCTCAAAAACCGCACTTATAATGCGATTTACAGGGAGTTTGACGGCAGCAATGTAGACCAGCTTGTAAAGAAGTACGGGGTATCCAAAAGTACGATATACAAGATCGTGGGGGACAGACTGGGCCGTGGCGGGCAGTTGCCCGGCCAGATGTCCTTTGCAGATTTGGGGATTTGAAAGGAGATACACCATGTTAAAGACAAAACAGCTTTCGGATCTGGAGGGCGCGGCGGAAGATCTGAAGAATAAGGCTATGATCCTTCAGACGGGGATTGACCTGCAGGCGC